CTCAGCTACCGCCCAAGGCGTTGGTGCTCAAAGAGACCGCGATGGCCGAAACCCAACGTCGCGCCCAGCGCGATCAGGCCGAGATGCAGCTCAAAGGGGCTGACATGCAACAGCGGGGGCAAATTGACCTGGCGCGGCTTCAAGCCGAACAGCAACGCGCCGCCGAGCGTGATCAGATTGACGTGGCGCTGAACGCCTCGGATAACCTGACCCGCGAGCGTATAGAAACCGCACGCCTGACTCAAGAAGATGACAGGCTGCGCACCGAGCAGTTGGAAACTGCAATCCGGCTTCAAAACGAAGCCCAACGTAACCTAGGAGCTGAACGTGGCCCAACCATCCAATAACCTCAAAGACAACGAAGCCGTCCCCTATCACAAGCGCATCGCTATGGGTGCGGCGCTCGACGGTACTAGTCTCAAGTCTAAAGGTAGCACCGCCCCTCAACCCTCATCAAAAGGAGCCCCCGCCCCGTTAGCACGTAAAAACAAGTGACCCTAACCCTGAGCCAGCTGATCGGCGCGTATAAGGCACGTCAGGCTGAGATAGGCCAGTCCTTAGCGGCGGGTAACGCTGCGTCATGGGAGGCGTACCAGCGCATGGTCGGCGAACACATGGGGCTGCAAAAAGCCCTTGATATTATTGAGAACTTTATAGAGGAAGAAGATGAACATGATGACTGAACCAGTAGCGTCGCAAGACGCTGAGATGGCTTGGGCTTTCCCGAGCGTGGATCCTGGTGCGCAGCCGTTAGGTGGGCGATTGTTGGTGCAGTTGCGCCGCAGCCGCAAAAAGACCACCAAAGCAGGAATCGTACTTGTTGAGGAAACCAAAGAGACCGAAAAGTGGAACACCCAGGTCGCCAAAGTCATCGCCGTGGGGCCGCTCGCCTTTCGGCATCGCGACTCGATGAACCCCTGGCCCGAGGGGTCGTGGTGCGCGGTGGGTGACTTTATTCGTGTGCCCAAGTGGGGCGGCGACCGTTGGGAGGTCAAAGTGCCCGGTGAGGACCACCTTGAAGACCCCGCGTTGTTTATGATCGTGAATGACCATGAGGTCATTGCCCGAATCACCACTAACCCCCTCGAGACTAAGGCATTCCTATGAGTACGAGCACAGACACAAAAGAACCCGATATCGAGATCACCGAACAGCCCGACGGTTCAGTCGCGGTGGCGCTGCCGGAAGACCTCGCCCCGCCCCCGGACCAGCACGACGACGATGACGACCCACCGCAAAGCAAGGCTGAAGGCGGCCCCGCCGACGATCCCGCTGACGCCGACGCTGACGACGACACCGAGGCGCTACGCAACGCTAAACGCGAGCGCCGCCGTGCCAAGCGCGAACTAGCCCGCAAAACCAGCGCCGAGAAAGACCAGCGGTTGCAGCTACTCCAGCGGCAGAATCAAGAGTTGATGGAGCGGTTGAGCGTTGTTGAGCGCAAAACCCACGCCGGCGAACTCGCCAAGTTGGACCGGGCGGTCGAAGACCAAGAGCTGCGGCTCGAGTACGCTAAACGCAAGATTGCCGAAGCGACCCGTGCTCAAGACGGCGACGCCCTGGCGCAGGCGCAAGAAATGTGGTACGAGTCCAGGCAGCAGCTCGAATCTTTGAAGAATCTGAAAAAGGCGAGCTCCACCCCCAAGCAGCAGCCCAACACCCTGCCCGACCCGAGAGTGCAGAAGATGGCGGCCGAGTGGATCAAGCGCAGCGAATGGTACGACCCGCAGCATCGCGACACCGACTCCCGCATCGTCAAACAGATCGACGAAGAGCTCACCGCCGAGGGCTGGAACCCCGCGAGCCAGGACTATTGGGATGAACTCGATGATCGCGCAAAAAAGTACTTGCCTCATCGGTATGAATTGAGCTATAATGCGCCGAACCAGCGTTCAAGGCCTCGGAATATGCAAACTAGCACCGGTCGCGAATCATCAAATAGTGGCGGCTCCCCTAAGGGGCAGTTCATGCTTGAGCCCGATCAAGTACGCGCCATGAAGGATGCCGGCTTTTGGGACGACCCCGTCAAGCGCAACAGCATGATCAAGCGCTACGCGGCGGAAGCCCGCAAACGTGCTGCTGCTAACCCACGCTAATTCAAAGGACGCACACAAATGGATTCAAGACTCAAGAAATCTCTCTCCGCCGGAGGCCGAGAAAGCCGCGCAAGCGAAGACCTCGACCGCCTTCCGCCGGAGACTATGTTCGCCGCCTCACAGGACATTGACAAAATGTGGAGTGACGAGTGGACGCAAACCGCCCTGCCGAACGTGCCCGCCCTGCCGGGTTGGCACATGTGCTGGCTTTCCACCACTAACAGCTACGACACGATTGACAAGCGAATCCGACTGGGGTACGTTCCGGTGACAGCCGATGAGTTACCTGGGTTTGAGAATTATCGCGTAAAAGCGGGCGAGCATGTGGGTCACATTTCGTGCAACGAAATGTTGCTGTTTAAGATTCCGACTGAACTCTACCAGCGGGTCATGACGCACTTTCATTACCAAAAACCAATGGAAGCAACCCAAGCGATCATGGAACGTATGGAGGAACTTCAACAGGGCGCTGACAGCTCAGGACACAAACTCCTGAAAACGGAAGGCGAAGGCTTCGGACGAGTGGCAAATTCATCCGTCAACCGACCCCCGGTCTTCGAGGGTTAATTTGGAGTTTACAACATCATGTCTGCAACCTTAGCACCCTTTGGTTTGCGGCCTGCGTATCACCCCTCGGGGCTCGATCGTGCGCAGGGGCTGGCCAATGTGATTCAGTCGGGGTATGCTCAGAACATCTTGAAGGGTCAGGCCGTCAAGCTCGACCCAACAACTGGGTATATCGTTCGTGCCGCGAGTGGCGATCCAATCTACGGCGTCTTTGATGGCGTCGAGTGGACAGACACGACGGGGCGTCGCCGCGTTTCGAACTGCTGGCCTTCGGGCACGGGGTATCAGAGCGGCTCACTCATTGCGTACGTTTGGACCGACCCGAAAGTGGTTTACGAAATTCAAGCCGAAGGCTCGATTGCGCAAACCGCCCTGGGCCAGGAGTTTGACATCACCAACCCGTACAACCCCACCACAGGGGATCCGACGCTCGTTGGTCTGTCTCAAGCCACTATGGGTACAACCGCTGCTGGCGCTAACGCTACCAAGACGCTGCGCGTCATCGACTTGGCACCGTATCCGGGCAACGCATGGGGTGATTCGTACACGATCGTTCGTGTGCAGATCGCTGAGTTCCAGTACGCTGGTATTTACGAAGGTGCGGCGGTGGCTTACCCCGTTACCGTAGCTTAAAGGAGGGCTAACAAATGGCAGCCCCAATGCGCAGTACGGACTTTCGGAGCATCGTTGAGCCTATCCTGAACGAGTGCTTCGACGGAGTCTATGATCAGCGTGCCGATGAGTGGTCGCGAGTCTTCCGCGAGCAGAACGGCATTCCCCGTAATTACCATGAGGAACCCGTCCTGTACGGTTTCGGCTTGGCACCGTTGCTTCCCGACGGCAGCCCCGTAACCTATCAGCAGGGCGGCGTGTTGTTCCTGAAGCGTTACGTCTACTCGGTGTACGGTTTAGCCTTCGCGTTGACGAAAGTCCTCGTCGAAGACGGCGACCACATCCGCATCGGGTCGGTGTACGCTCGTCACCTGGCACAGTCTTTGGTCGAGACCAAAGAAACCCTGTGCGCCAACGTGCTGAACAACGCCTTTACGGGCGGGCAGTATGCCGGTGGTGACGGTGTAGCGCTTAACAGCGCCTCGCACCCCATCGTAAACGGTACGGTGAGCAACCTCCTCACCACAGCGGCCAACCTCAGCCAGACCTCCCTTGAGCAGATGCTCATTCAGGTGCGTCAGGCGGTTGACAACAACGGCAAAAAGATTCGCCTCGTGCCACGACAGCTCGTCGTCGCTCCGGGCAACATCTTCCAAGCCGAAGTGTTGCTCAAGAGTGTGCTGCGTGCCGGTCAAGCCAACAACGACATCAACCCGGTCAAGTCGATTGGCTTGCTCGACGAGGGTGCCGCAGTGTTGTCGCGTTTGACCAGCTCGACCGCATGGTGGGTGCAGACCGACACGCCCGAAGGTATGAAGCTCATGATGCGTCGTGCCCTTGAAAAGACCATGGAAGGTGACTTCGAAACCGACTCCATGCGCTACAAGGCCACTGAGCGTTATGATGTGGGCTTCACCGATTGGCGCGCAATGTACGGCACGCCCGGAGTCTAAGGAAACCAGGGGGCTCCGGCCCCCGCTTTATAGGAGTTAAAGTATGACTACGACTCGGTTTCCTAATGGGGTCACCAACGTGGGTGAGCAGTCGCTGTTTGCTGAGCTAGGCCAGCCCGCAGCCACGCTGTATCACACCTACTTTGAAGACTTCGACTACTACGCGGCGGCCGACTGGACTGTCACAGAAACGGACGCAGGTGCAACCCAGGCGCTGACTGATGGTGATGGCGGCTTGCTGCTCATCACTAACACCGCTGCTGACAATGACCTTGTGTCGTTGCAGAAGAAGGGTGAGTCATTCCGTTTTGAGGCTGGCAAAGCGCTGTTCTTCGAGGCCCGTTTCAAGGTTAGTGATGCCACGCAATCGGATGTTGTCATTGGTCTGCAGATCACCGACACGACCCCGCTTGATGTGTCTGATGGCGTCTTCTTCATCAAAGCTGATGGTGCTGCGACGGTCAATTTCCTTGTTGAGAAAAACAACACGGCAACCACCGCGAGCGCTGTGGCCACGATGGCTGACGACACCTACATCCGTCTTGGCTTTTACTATGACGGAGTTTCGGCGGTGCAGTACTTTGTGAATGGCTCAATCGCTGGTAGTTCGGTAACCACCAACCTGCCCGACGATGAGGACATGACCATCACCATCGCGATCCAGAATGGTGAAGCCGTCGCCAAGACCATGACCGTGGACTATGTCTATGTAGCCAAGGAGCGCTAATCATGGGCCAATTTAAACCGATGGTTAAAATGATGACCACCGAGCCTTCAGTGATTCTGAAACTGAAGAAAGGCGGTTCGGTCAAAGCGCCCAAAAAGATGATGGACGGTGGGGTGATGCGTGGCCTTGCGGCCGCGCCTGCGCCCGGTGCCCGAGGCGGGATGCCTCCGGCGGTTGCCCCGGCACGTCCTTCGATGGCTATGCGCCGCAAAGCGATGATGGCTCGCCCGATGATGAAAGAGGGCGGCGAAAGCAAAGCTGAGCACGCCGCTGAGATGAAGAAGATGATGGGCACCGAGGCTAAGCTCAAAAAGCACGCCTCGATGCCTGCTTCTAAAGCTCACAAAGGTCTTGCAACCGGCGGTGTGGCAATGGGTCAGGCAGGGTTCAAAAAGGGTGGAGTAATTGGCGTAGCGGTCTCTGAAAAGGGAGCTAAGGGTTATGTTAAGACCAAGATGGACACTGCTTCAGGCGAGCATCACACCCCGAAGAAGACTGGCGATGTGGCAATGGGCAAACCCGGCGGCTACAAGCACGGCGGCAGTCCCAAGTACGCTAAAGGTGGCGGAGTCGAAGGCAATGTTTCGACGTCACACCCCGGCCCAACCAACACCACCACTGGCGAAGTGAAGAAAGGCAACGCCGGGGGCTTTAAGAAAGGCGGTGCGTTGGGAAAGCGTTATGCTACGGGGGGTCTAGTCGATAGCGGACGTCCCGTAGCGATGCCTCGGCACCCGGTGTCGAAACCCGTGGCTAATGACCTGCAGTCCGGAACCTTCAAAAAGGGTGGCGGAGTACAGAAAAAGGCCTACGGCGGCGCGTGCTAAATAGCGGGGGCTTCGGCCCTCGCTCATTTTAAGGACTTGTGATGAGAGTTCAATCGGTTTCAAAGACTGGTGTCGGCTCAAGTAGCACCGTGGTCATGAATACCAATATTAGCCCGTTCAATGTGGGCTTTGGTGTCACGGTATCAGGCACGGTTGATTACACCGTCCAGCACTCATTTGACGACCCCAGTGGTACGATTTCTACCTGGTTCAGTCATCCCACAGTAGCGGGTGAAGTTGCGGCGGCTGATGGCAACTATGCGTTCCCCGTAACGGCTATCAAACTGCTTGTTAATTCAGGCTCTGGTACGGCAACGCTTAAAATCGTTCAAGCGGGTATCTGATGGCGCCTGTCGGCTACTCAAGCGTCGCCAACCAAGCCAACACCTCAGACGGCTTTGCGTTAGGCGTCGGTGCCCAGAACGTTATCGGGGGTACTGACTACGGGCTTGATGTTGGCGATGACGGCGTAGTTGATACTTACGGCACCCTGCCGCCAACCACGTTTTATATCCTGGATGAGACAACGCCAGGGTATGTGCTGCAAGAAGACAGCAGCAAAATTGTTTTGGAGCAATCATAATGGCCGACCAGAAAATTAGCGCAATGCCAGCAGCCGCAACGCTGACGGGCGCAGAGCTTGTGCCGTTAGTGCAAAGTGGTGCGAATGTGCAATCAACTGTTGGTGATTTGCGTGCGTTTGGCGCGGCTTATGGCGGCTTTAGCAGCACCCTAGATCAGACGGGAAGCACCACGGCTGGCACAGCCATGACTTGCAACACTACGGATATTACCGACGGCATTACCCTGGTTAGCAATAGCCGTTTTACGGTGCCCAATGACGGCATTTATAACTTTCAGTTCAGCGCCCAGTTCAAGAACGTCGCTAACGAGCAGCATATCGTTACGATTTGGATCAAGGTCAACGGTTCGGATCTTGCCAACTCAGCCACGCAAGTTACGGTGCCAGCGCGTAAGAATGCAGGTATTTTTGGTTTTGCGGTAGCTGCTTGGAACTTCTATTTAGATCTGAACGCCACCAACTATGTGCAGTTGTTTTGGCTGCCTGAATCGACGGATGTAACGCTTGAAGCATTGCCATCGAGTGTGACGCCTGCGTACCCGGCCATCCCCTCGTTGATTGTTACTATGGGGCAGATAGCTTAAATGCCTGCCAAGACTAAAGCACAGTTCCGGCTGATGAAAGCGGCTGAGAATAATCCAAAGTTTGCCAAGAAAGTAGGCATTCGACCTGATGTGGCTGCAGAGTTTACGCAGTCCAATGTGAAAGGGAAATCGTATGCAAAACTTCCTGAACGGCTTAAGAACGGTGGTCCGAGCCTTGCGATCGGTCGCGGTGAAAAGTTACCGGCGTCTCAGGGCGCGGGTCTCACGGCGAAAGGCCGCGCCAAGTACAACCGAGCCACCGGCTCAAACCTGAAAGCTCCTCAGCCCGAAGGCGGCCCACGGCGCGATTCGTTTTGTGCCCGGATGGGTCCCGTAGCACGTAAGTCTGAGCGCGGGTCACGGGCTCGGGCTTCTATGAAACGCTGGAACTGCCCTGGGTGGTGAACGAAGATGGCTTACTCAGACACTTACGGTCAGATCTACAACGTCCAGACGCTCATCGACCATGCCGCTCGGCGATGCGGAAAGCTGGCCGAAGAGCTCACCAGCGAGCAGCTGCTTACGGCGCGGGAGTCGCTGGGCTTTGTGATGACCAATTTGATCAATATCGGTATACAGTACTGGGCGGTTGAAAAAGAAGTCATCGGTCTGACCCCCGACAAATACATTTACAAGTTGCCCGTTGGGGCTAATGATGTGCTGAATGCGCTGTATCGCACTATGAACCGCCCCACGGGTAGCTATAGCACCTCGGCTGGGGGAACGGTCAGCAACGTAGCCGACAATGACGTCGACACGTACTGCCAGCAGACCTCAGCTAACGGCAACATTACGGTCGATTTCGGAACAGATAACCCCGTTTATGCGGGATCTATCGGTGTGCTGCCTTATGTTTCGGGTGGTGGAAGTGCCACTTGGACCTTCACCCTGAAGTATTCAGCTGATGGGTCGACTTGGAACACACTTGAGAACGTCGGCACTACGGCGGTGACTGACAATCAATGGTTGTGGTATGACATTGACCCCGGTCAGACCGTTCGGTATTACCGAATTGAGGCCTCAGGGGGCACGACGTTAGCACTGCGTGAGTGGTACGTGGGTAACAACAGTCGCGAGATCACGATGTCGCGCCTGAACCGTGATGATTACACCAACTTGCCTAACAAGAACTTCACGGCCAACCAACCTTATCAGTTCTGGTTCAACCGCACCATTCCGCAGCCTGAAATTTACCTCTGGCCGACGCCTTCAGATCCGTTTGTGCAGATGACCGTTTGGTATTCGAAGCAAATCATGGACGTTGGGCGGCTTACCGATGACCTGCAGATACCTCAGAGGTGGTACCTCGCCACACTCGCTATGCTCAGCCACCAGTTGTCGCTCGAACTGCCCGCAGTCCCTCTCGACCGCGTTCAGTACCTCGAAACGCAAGCCGAAAAGTACCTGAACCTGGCCGAGCAAGAAGAACGCGACCGTTCTCCTATTTACTTCGCGCCGAATATTAGCGTTTACACGGCCTGACATGCCTATCTTCCTTGACACCACCGGATACTCATCGCTGGCGATTGCGATCTGCGACCGTTGCCGGATGAAACGCCCGTATTCGGTGTTGATGAATGACCCGAACTTTGCGGGTTTGAGGGTTTGTAATGAGAACTGCGCGGATCAAAAAGATCCGTATCGCCTTCCAGCACGGCAGACCGAGCGCATTAATTTGCGTTTCCCTCGGCCTGATGTTTCCGTAGCGGCGATTCAGAACAACCTCGTCACCAATAATCAACAAAGCGTTATACTTTCAACCGAAGGCAATACCCAGACGCCCGAGAACAATGGGAATCTTGATGGAATAGCGATTTCACCATAATGGCTAATCAGACTATCACGCAGTTGCCTACCGCGAACGCGCTCACTGGTACCGAGCTAGTGCCTATCGTGCAGGACGGCGGTACCGTTAAGACCACCGTAGCCGATATCGCCAATGCGCCGACGTTGACATTTAGCTTTTTGACTGCGACTTCCGAGGCGGGATTGCCCGATTCACGGTTGCTTTCAACACCGGGTAACGGTCTTACGCTGACCGACAATGGCGCAGGGTCAACGTTGGCTCTGGCCCTTTCGGGTGCTCCGGCGAGTTTGATCACTTCGGGCACGGGATTGCAAGTCAAAACGGGGGCTGCCACACTCACGGCACGCACTTTTACCTATAGCGGTAACGGGTTGAGTGTTACAAACGGGGACGGCATAGCGGGTAACCCCACGATTTCGCTCGCCGGCTACGCGGCACAGGTCGCCGGCCTCACCACGGGCGCGGGCTTAGTCGTTAGGACTTCGGGTGGCGGGGCGCAAGTCGTGACGCTCGAGGGCGTGGCTGATCAGATAACGATAGCTGATGGGTCGGGGGCTAGCAATCCGCAAATCGGCATAGCCTCTAACCCAACCCTGCCAGGCACAGGCTCGGTACGAGTACCTTCGGGCACTACGGGTCAGCGCACTGCGCTACCCTCGGCAGGGGCCATGCGTTTTAATACGTCGCTGGCGCAATTTGAGGGCTATAACGGCTCGGCTTGGGGTTCGTTAGGTGGTGGGGGTGGTGGTGGGGGTAACGTCGCCATTCAGCTTGACGGGGCGCTCATCGGCTCTGAACCCGCGTTGAACCTGATCACGGGAACGGACGTAGTGCTGACTCCCGTAGATGACCCAGCGAACTCCAGAGTCAACATCACACCTTCACTGGTGAACACCGCAGTAACGGCTGCCAGCTATGGGTCGGCATCTCAAGTAGCACAGTTTACGGTTGATGCAAAAGGCCGTTTGACGGCAGCTTCTAACACTTCAATTGCTATTTCGGCTTCTCAAATCACCTCGGGCACTTTGCCCGTTGTGCAAGGTGGCACCAACATAAGTGGCTATGCCATTGGGGACACACTTTACGCCTCGGGGAATACGACGCTCTCAAAGTTAACAATTGGGAGCGTCAATCAGGTCATGACCTCAACGGGAGCCGCCCCTCAGTGGGTGAATGGCTCAACCCTGAGCGTAGGCACAGCGACAAACCTTGCGGGTGGTGCTGCTGGCTCTATACCGTATCAAACAGGTTCTGGTGCAACGAGCATGCTCGCTGCGGGTTCAGGGGTGTTGGTTGGTGGTTCAACCCCCTCTTACAGCAACTCGCCTTCGCTGACGGGCACTAACTTTTCAGGCATACCCAACGCTGCGCTTTCTAACTCTGCGGTAACTATAGGCACCACTTCGATCGCCCTTGGGGCCACCTCACTGACCCTGGGTGGGTTGACTACTGTTAGCGTTACGCAAGACCCCTCAACAGCGTTTGAACTAACCACTAAGCAGTACGTTGACGGGTTGGTGTCAACAGGCCTGACCTATCATCAACCTGTTCAAGCCGCCACGACGCAAGACCTTGCGACCCAGACTGGGGGTACTGTTATTTATAACAACGGTGCGAGTGGTGTTGGCGCGACGATTACGCTTTCCGTAGCACTTACGACGTTGGATGGTTACTCGCTTGCTAACACTAATCGCATCCTCGTTAAAGACGAGATAAACCAAGCGTACAACGGCATTTACACCTGGGCTACGGGTGGGTTGGTCCTGACCCGCGCTACCGATGCTGACAGCTACGGCACGGGCACAGGTGACTTGAGTCTGAATGATTACTTTTTCGTTCAGAACGGTACTGTTAACAAAGGCACTTCATACGTCTTGACCACAGTGGGCACGATCACCTTTGGGACCACGGCTATTACGTTTGCGGAGTTTTCAACGTCCCAGGTGTACACAGGGACTTCGCCCATTCAGGTTTCTGGTACGGTTATTTCGCTCAACACGGTACCTGTGGATTTTGGTGGTACGAATATTACCTCCTACACGGCTGGAGACCTCATCTACGCCACCGCAGCAACCACACTCAATAAGCTAACGGTAGGAGCGAGTGGTGCCTACCTTTCAAGCTCGGGCACTGCGCCGCAATGGTCGGCTGCAGCCGCACTGACTAAAACCGATGACACCAACGTTACGCTAACGCTGGGTGGCAGCCCTTCAACTGCACTACTGAATGCGGCGTCACTTACGTTAGGTTGGGCAGGGGAACTCGCCACAGGCCGAGGTGGCACTGGCGTATCGAGCTACAACGCAGGCGATCTTCTTTATTACGCCTCGGGTACAACGCTTTCAAAGTTAGCTATTGGCTCAAACACCTACATCCTGACCTCATCAGGGTCAGCACCCCAGTGGTCAATACCTTCAGGTATCACGGTTGGTACTGCCACAAACGCTGTAAACGTAGGCATTACGGACGATGCAACCACCAACGCAACAATGTATCCCGTCTGGGTCACGACAAACACTGGCAACCTTCCCACTAAGGTCACTTCAACCAAGTTGAGCTTTAACCCTTCGACGGGTATTTTGACCGCAACTGGCGGCGTCGCAGGCGGCACTTTCTGAGAGGACTGAAATCATGGCAGCATCAGGGTTCACCCCTATATCCCTCTACTACTCGACCACGGCTGCGGCTGAGCCTACAGCGGGTAACCTCGTCAGCGGTGAGCTTGCGATCAACATTGCTGACGGTAAATTGTTTTATAAAAACAGTAGCGGCAATGTTAGGTTGTTGTCTATCGGGTATGGGTCAAGTACGGTAACGCCCACAAATGGTGGCGTTCAGTACGGAACGGGAAGTGCCCTGGCGCTAACAGCAGCAGGTTCTTCAGGCCAAATTTTGCGCTCAAACGGAGCAGCAGCGCCCACTTGGGCAGACCTTTCATCGCTGGGTGTTAACACTATCTCTTTTGGGTCCACGGGACTTACGCCTAGCACAGCGACCTCAGGCGCGGTGACCGTTGCTGGTACGCTAATTACTTCCAATGGCGGCACGGGCCTGTCCTCCTACACCGCTGGGGATATGGTCTACTACAGCACAGGCACGACGCTGACCAAGTTGGCCGTCGGTGCTGCAAACCGTGTGATGACTTCAAGCGGCTCGGCTCCGCAGTGGGTTGACTCACTTACTGGTCTGAGCAGCGTTTCTTCAACCGCCTTCACTGAAAACAGCTACCCAGTTGTCTCCCAATCCGACATTGGAACTGCCCCTAACGAAATCCCGTTGAATCAGTATCTGGGAAGTATGGCGTATCAGGATGGTGATACCTCAGATATAACAGTTTACGGTGTAAGAGTAGGCCGTGGCGCAGGCGCTGTGGCTACCAACACTGCTGTTGGAAATACTGCTCTCTACTCCAACATCACCGGCGCAACCAACACTGCTGTTGGCAGTCGGGCTGGATACTTTGTTACAAGCTCAGATAACACCCTTGTTGGCAATGATGCTGGACGAACGATTACTACGGGCTCTAATAACACTGCGCTTGGCTCTTATGTAATGAACAACAGTGCGGGCGTCACAGGACAGGATAACGTCGGTATTGGGCGAGCAGTTCTTAGTGCGTTAACAGGCGGTTCATACAACACTGCGGTAGGAGGTCAATCTCTTGTTTCCAACACCACCGCCTCTTATAACACTGCTGTTGGTTGGCAGGCACTTAATGCTAGCAACAGAACAGCCGACACGAATGGGTACAACACTGCGATTGGATATGGGTCTGGTTCTGCAATTACAACGGGTCAGAAAAACACCATCATTGGTGCTTACACCGGCAACCAAGGTGGCCTCGACATCCGCACCTCCAGCAACTACATCGTGCTGTCGGATGGGGATGGGAATCCGAGGTTTTACGGGAATGGAAACGGTGCATTTACCGTAGGCAATTCAATTACCGCTCTTAATCAAGCGGCTGGCGTCATGCTGTTGGTTGCGGATTACAACAACGGGGGCTATGGCTGTATTTCTATTGGCGCACCAAGCGGGAATTATGGGTCTGTTGGTTATGGCTTTGCACCAACTAGTACTGGATTCATTTATTCAGTTAATGACTATTCATCCCGGATCAATTTTGGTAGCAACATTACTACTTATACCTCCCCTATAGGTAGTATAAGCAATGGAATCGTATATACGCAAGGCCCGTATGTTGCGAACGGAGGCACAAGTTGGACAAGTTCTTCTGACGCACGACTCAAGAATGTGACTGGCGGCATCACTGGGGCGCTTGCCAAAGTTCAGGCAATGAATCCAGTGTGGTTCTCATGGAAGCGTGATGCGGCAAATGCTCAGAATCTTGGTTTCATTGCACAAGAACTCCATCAAGTGCTACCAGAAGTCGTTGATGTGCCAACCCATGAAACTGATCCACGATCTGGTGAGCAGAACTACTGGGGTGTCAACTACACGGAAATTGTTCCGCTGTTGACCGCAGCCATCCAAGAACTCAAATCTGAACTCGACACGGTGAAAGCCGAACTTGCTGCACTGAAAGGAGCTTAAGCCATGATAGCTTTCACCAGTGGCTACGTTGCCATAAGGAACAACAAATGAGCATTGCATCCCTATACCCAAGCATCAACCCATCACTGCTTTTGGATTTTGCAAATAGCAAGGTATTAGACCCGCGCATTACCTTTACCCGCACGACGACAGCTACCTACTACGATGGTGTGACCACAGCGAAGGCTGAGGAGAATCTGCTGACGTATTCGCAAGAGTTTGATAATGCGGCGTGGAGTAAAGCAGATGCTGCCGTTACTGCGAATGCAACCACGGCTCCTGATGGAACATCAACAGCAGATTCCATGATTCCATCTGCAACGAACGCTGAGCATAATATTGGTCAAAGTATCAATTATTCTTCTGGCAGCATCATTGGTTCTATTTACGCCAAAGCAAATGGATACAATTATTTGCAAATTAACTCAGGCTTTGACACTTCTTATGTAAATTTTGATATTACAAGCGGAAGCGCATCAGTTACAGCAACTTCTGGTGCAAACATTTCAGGAAGTATTCAAGACGCTGGTAACGGATGGTATAGATGTATTGTTACTTACACCCCGTCTTTAACGGGTAGCCAACTATTACGATTTAACATCGTCAACTCAGGTACAGCCGCACGAAGAGCCGCATTTTTGGCTAACGGCACTTCTGGCGTTTACCTCTGGGGCGCACAACTAGAACAACGCTCTTCGGTCACTGCCTACACAGCCACTACATCCCAAGCCATTACCAACTACATCCCTGTATTACAGACAGCATCAGCAGGGCAGGCTAGGTTTGACCACAACCCAACCACGGGTGAGTCTCTGGGGTTGTTGATAGAGGAGGCGAGGACGAACTTGCTGACGTATAGCAATGACTTAAGTAATGCGGCTTGGGCAAAAGATAGCTGCACAGTGTCGTCGAATGTTGTTATTGCTCCTGATGGAACTTTGACTGGAGACAAAATTGTTTCTGCTAGCGCAACTGCCCAAACTGGAGTGGGAGGGAGTTCGGTTACCGTTACAGCAGCAGATCACACCGCTACATTTTTTGTCAAACAATCCGAGGCTCAATTTGTTCAAATTTTGTGGACTTCTTCTTTATCTACAAATTATGCAAACTTTGATATTCTTAATGGAACGGTAACGGCTGGAACTTATACAAGCGCATCTATTACATTGGTTGGAAACGGCTGGTATAGAATTTCCATAACCAGTACCTTATCTGCTGCAACTGGCAGACCATATTTGTGGTTGATTAATAGTGGAGCGTCGGCAAGAAGCGCCTCCTACACCGGAAACGGATGGAACGGCATCTACGTTTGGGGCGGGCAGCTAGAAGCAGGCTCCTTCGCCACTTCCTACATACCCACAGTAGCCTCAACAGTAACCCGCAATGCAGATGCTGCCAGCATGACTGGGACGAACTTTAGTAGTTGGTTTGGTAATGGAGAAGGAACCGTATATACAGAATTTGCTAAATTTGGTGTAAAAGCATACGGGTATTTGTATTCCATTAGTAATGGCGCAACAAACGAAGAGATTTCATTAAATTTTGATTCTGCTGGAACCATTCTGTACGCCAGAATATATTCAGGTGGCGGCTACCAAATGCAGGCAACTTTAACTTCAAGCGTGACGGATAATGTTTTTTACAGAAATTCATTTGGTTTTGAAGTTAATAATTCTGCCGCATCATGGAATGCAGGTGCTGTTGTTACCGATTCAGTCTGCACAATACCAAACTGCAACGCTCTTGTTTTAGCTGCATCGGCAGCCGGTTCTGACATTCAATCGTGCAGAATTAAAAAGTTTGCTTTTTACCCGCAGCGAGTTTCAAACACCAATCTTGTCGCGCTTACCACTTAAGGAGCAAACATGAACGACTACAGACTCCAACTACCCGACGAAGCTACATGGTGGACTGCTGCTGATGCTTGCAACTGGGTAAAGTACGAATACGAACCACAGACGGTAGAAATGGGCCAAGAGCCAGCAGAACCCGTTGTAAAGCGTAAGTGGTTAGATACGAATGGCAAAGACTTTGATGTCATCGGAACCATCTACAAGCCCACAGGTAATGTCATCCAGCAGGGCGACATGCAGACGCAGGAAATGGCAGCTATCGCAGGGCATCATGTCAACGTACGATTACATTACTCGGAGCTACCTGAGTCTTTGAGACAGTACGTTGTTATCCCTAACAATCCTGTCCGTGGCTGGGCAGGTGGATGGTATGAAGGGCAATGAGCCTGCTTGTGTTTATTTTCTAATTCATTGGAGCAACGCATGAACCCTGTACAAGTCAACCTCACGCTCACTCTTGATGAAGTCAACGCCTGCCTCACCGCGTTGGGTAATCTGCCTTTTGTGCAGGTCAGCCCTTTGATTGAAAAGATCCGTGAGCAGACCGTACCGCAACTCCCTGTACCTCAGCCACAGGAGTCCAAGCCCGAGGCGCAGAATGTCTGACGATCTTGACAAACGCTTGTCGGTGCATGAAGCAATTTGTGCGACTAGATATGAAAACATCGAAAAGCGCTTTGATGACGGCTCAAGGCGTATGCAGCGTATCGAGTGGTTGCTGTACATCACGATTGCTGCCGTCTTGCTTGGGCCTGGGGTTGCGGCCATGTTCGTTAAGAAACTGCTTGGGATATGAGTCTTGACCTTTTTGTGTTTATTCATTCTGTGGGTCTGCCTATTGCTGCCGCTTGCGTTGGCGGTTACTTTGTTTTCCTAACGCTGAAATTCATCTTGGCTGGTGTTACAAATGGCGTCAACAGTGTGGCAAGTATGGTTACCCAGCTTGAAAAGCGTATCGAGACCATGAACACGCAGCTTCAGAGGATTGATGTCAAAGTGACTCACAGCCTTGGCTTACAGCCTGATTACGGTCGGTTGGCAAGGGCTGAAAAAGAGGACAACAGGAAGGATTAATGGACTTCAATGTTGGCAAACTGGTTGAGGAGTATGGCTTCCCAACAATTGCCGTGGTCGGTCTTATTTATCTGGTGTTTTATGTTTGGAAGTGGTCAACGGAAGAGATTGATCCAACCCTGGGTCAAGCCAAAAAGTCTGTCATTTCACTCATTGATCGGGTCAGGATGTTGGATAACGATTTGATTAGGCTGGATGAAAAACTCCAGACGGTGTTACAACTCCGAGGCGAGAAAATCCAGCGCGAAACACAAAGGGCTAAGGAACAGATCAATAAGAACGGAGAACACTGATGTTAGATATTATTGGTGGCGGTCTTTTCGGTACGATCTTCGGTGGCTTGTTTCGCCTGGCACCTGAGGTTTTGAAGTTTTTGGACCGCAAGAACGAACGCCAGCATGAACTCAGCATGTTCAACCGTCAGTGTGAACTTGAGCAGATTCGCGGTGAAATGAAGCTGGCCGAAATAGGAGCCGAACGTGATAAAGCAATCGATACTGGCGTTATGGCTGCATTCGAAGCTGCCATCAACTCACAAACCGAGATGGCTAAAGCTGCCGGTGGCTGGGTGGCATCGCTCTCGGCTTCAGTCAGGCCGGTGGTGACTTACTGGATTTTGGCTATCTGGTCGGCATCGCATATCTGGTTTGCGATCATCGCTTCCCGTGAAGGGCTACCCGTGCAGGAAGTCTTCAAGATGATCATGTCGCCAGACTTTGCCGCACTGGTAGCAGGCACGTTTAACTATTGGTTTCTTGACCGTACATTGAAGGCCAGAGGGCTAGCGTGAAACTAGACCTAGCCGCTGAACTGTGCCGGAGGTTTGAAGGTTTTTCAGCTAAACCTTACCTATGCCCTGCGGGGGTGTGGACAATCGGCTACGGGTCGACTTATTATCAAAGCGGCGACCGGGTCACAAAAGACGACCCCCCGATTACCCGCGAATACGCCGAGCAGCTGCTCATGCATGAGTTAGTCCACACCTACGCACCGGGGGCGGTTCGGGCCTGCCCGGTACTGTTGACCTTGGCGATTCAAAATAAAGATTGGGGAAAGTTAAACGCCGTCGTAGATTTCTGCTATAATCTAGGGGTGGGGCGCTTACAAACTTCGACTTTGAGGCGTAAAATAAACGCTCAAGACTGGGAAGGCGCAAAAGAGCAGCTCATGCTCTGGGTGCGCGGGGGTGGAAAAGTGTTACGCGGTTTGGTGCTTAGGCGTCAGGCTGAATGCAATCTAATGGGGTGAGGAAGCTATGAAAGAGGTATGGGAAAAACCACGGCCTAAGTCACTCGGCAAGCCCAAGTCTTTGAGCCCTAATCAGAAACGCGCCGCTAAAGCCTTTGCAAAGCGTTCGGGCACTAAGTACCCTTCGCTTGTGGCTAACATGGCCGGTGCAAAAGCCAAGAAAGGCTGGTAACTGCCATGACCGTCGCCTACGTTATGACCTACGACAGTTTGGTCATTGACATTCAGCAGTACCTCGAGCGGACCGATACGGCCACTCTTGAGCGCATTCCGACGTTCATCGGACTAGCCGAGCAGATCATCGCTAGTCAGATTAAATTTCTTGGAAATCTAACGGTTCAAACCGCCACGCTCAACCCTTCAGACCCGATTATTAATAAACCGGCCCGCTGGCACAAAACCGTCAGCATGAATCTGACCGTAGCGGGCGAGCGGCAACCCGTACTGTTGAGGCGGTATGAGTACCTGCGCGAGTACTGGCCTGACCCCACTCAGACCGATGTGCCTCGGTTTTACTGTGATTACGACTACACTCACTGGTTGGTGGCTCCTACGCCTGACGCCGCTTATAGCTTTGAGGTGTTGTATTATGAACGGATTCAACCGTTAGACTCGAGCAATCAAACCAACTGGTTTACCGTTTACGCTCCGCAGGCGTTGCTTTACGGCTCACTGCTGCAGGCGATGCCCTTTTTGAAAAATGATGAACGCGTGCCCATGTGGCAGGCCCAGTACAACACCATCATGCAAACCCTTATGGCCGAAGATAAGCTACGTATAGCGGATCGACAGGCCGTTGCTGCGGATAGTTAAAATCATGAGCTATACAAGTCCGTTCACAGGTGACGTGGTTCAACCGACCGACGTCTCTTACGAATCAATTACGCTCACCGCCAACTTGCAGTTGGTTTGGCCGATTAACGGCAACACCGCCGGCGACACGCCCGCTGCCCGAATCATGGAGGTGACGGCTTCGAGTGCCGGTCTTGAGCTGCGTATGCCGCCGGGTAATCAAGTGTCGGTGGGTCAGGATGCGTTGATCAAAAACACGGGTTCTGAAACTTTCACCGTCAAGACCTACAACGGCAACGGAACGATTGTGTCGCTGCCGGCTGGGACGGCACGTTATATTTACCTGACCGACAACGGTAACACCTACGGCACGTGGGCCAACTTTGAGTTTGGTGCGGGGACTTCAGCCGCCGATGCGGCGACGCTCGCCGGGGCCGGACTGCTCGCTTCGGGAGCGACGCTGAACCAGAGCCACCCTACCAGTTCGATTGCGGCTTCTTACACATTCATCAGCTCTGATCGCGCAAAAACTTACATCTGGAGTGGTGGCGCAACGAGCTGCACACTACCTGCGGCGAGTGTGGTGGGTGATAACTGGTTTTTGCTGATCAAAAACAACGGTACAGGAACCCTCACGGTCAACGGTGCGGGGTCTGACCTGATTGACGGTAATGCTTCAAAAGCCTTTCAACCTGCTGAGTCGGCTTTTGTTATATGCACGGGCACAGCGTTTGTGACGGTTGGGTTCGGGACCAGCACCAATTTTGAATTCGGTATTTTGACTAAAACTGTCTCAGGTGGAACGGACACGCTTACTGCTGTTGAGGCATCTAATGTTATTCAGCTTTATACGGGAGCACTCGGATCACCGGAGATTGTAGTTTTTCCGCCCGTTGTAAATCTGTATGTCATCAGCAACCAATGCACTGGGGACACGTTTACCGTAACCACCGGAATCGGCGGGTCGGCTTCAGTCACGGTGCCCTCCAACTCGCAGGCCACCTTAATCTGCGACGGAACAAACTTCCTCAACGCTAATACAACCATCGCCGGTGCAACGGCGCTTTCAATCATTAGCGGCTCGGCGGCTGCACCAGCGATTAATTTCCTGGCTGAAACCAACACGGGTATTTACAGACCAGGGGCCGGGCGATTTGGTCTGTCGATACTAGGTGTTAGTCGCTTTGACTTGAGTGCCACGGGTTTATCAATAGCGGGAACGGGAACTTTCTCAGGTGGGGTGAGCGGGGGTACGTTCACATGACCAAGAAGGTCTTTGCCCTTGATACTCGGCCTGGCATACAGCGAGACGGTACCCTTTTCGACAAAGAGTATTACACCGATGGGCGCTGGGTGCGTTTTCAAAAGTTCGGGGGCGAGTTTGCTCGTCCTCGGAAAATGGGCGGCTACCGTCAGATTGTGAACGGGCTGGCTGGCCCCTCCCGAGGTATTTACGTTGTCGTCCGAAACCTTTTCAACAACGTCTACAGTGGCTACAACGACGGTCTTCAGGTGGTGCCCATTAACAACTCAGGGGTTGGCTCAGGTATTAAAGACTTTGCTTTTGGCGGCCCGTTGACCACGCTGTCAATCGTTACGGCAGGGTCAGGCTATGTTAACGGCACTTACACTAATGTGCCACTGAGCTACAGCACTTCGGGCACAGGGCTGGGAGCGCGAGCCACCGTCACCGTAGCGGGTAATGTGGTTACAGCCGTTACCATCACAGGTGGCGGGATACGTTACGTTGAGCAGGACCTGCTAACTGCGAGTACTGCCGATATTGGTGGGGGTGCGGGTTCGGGGTTGCTACTAAAAGTGACTGCAATCGACTCGCCTTTTACAGCTTCGGATGACAACTCCTGGCAGTTTGATACGTTTACCGACACCGTTGGATACAGCGCAAATTTGCTGCTAGCGCACCCGTCGCAGGACCTCAACAGCATTGACTCAGAAACCAACACTAGGTTGCTATGCGGCCCGCTAACGGGGACAACGCTCTGGGCGGCGGGGCTGTTTGCCGTTGATGGGTGCTCGGTTGTGAGTGCTTCAAAAACCGTGACGCTCTCGGCGTTAAATTTGAAAATAGCCGCAGGTCAGGTCGTAAAAGGCTACGGTATACCGGCGGGCACCACTGTTGAGTCTGTGGTGGCTACGACGGTCACCCTGAGTCAGAACGCTACTGTTTCGAGCACCACTACGCTCACCTTTGACAATGAGGTTTCGATCTCGGGCGGCGTGGTGTCCCTACATCCGTATGTGTTTGTTTACGGAAACAACGGTTTGATCTGGAACTGCTCGGCAGGAGACATTGACGATTGGGTTTCGGCTGATGCTAATCGCGTAAACGCTGCCACGGGCAAGATACTGCAGGGTTTACCGGTGCGAGGAGGCTCAAACTCACCGAGTGGACTTTTCTGGTCTTTGGACTCATTGGTTCGGGTATCTTACGCGCCACAGAGCCTTGGTGTTGCGGGTACGGCTAACTTTGCGGCTACCACTTACTGGCGTTACGACATCATCACCTCTCAGTCCTCATTTTTGTCATCATCAGGCGTTATTGAGTACGATGGCATTTATTTTTGGACAGGGGTTGATCGGTTTTTGCTCTACAACGGCGTTACAAAAGAGATCCCAAATACGTTCAATCAGAATTACTTTTTCGACAATCTCAACTACAACCAACGGCAAAAGGTTTGGGCCACTAAAGTGCCGCGTTACGGCGAAGTGTGGTGGTTTTACCCACGGGGTTCAGCAGTTGAGTGTACCGATGCGGTGATTTACAACGTGCGCGAAAACACCTGGTATGACACCGGGGAAGCTCTCGGAGCACAGCGCTCGGCAGGTTACTTCTCGCAGGTCTTTAGGTTTCCCGTCCAGGCAGGTTATGAAGTAAATAACTCGGACTCCATCAACGCGGTCAGCATCACAAACGCCGGCTCCGGTTACACCAATCAGACCTACTTTTACGAGCCGCTCACGGGCGGCACGGGTACGGGAGCTACGGCTAATATAACGGTGATTGGGGGTAAAGTCATCACGGTCACCATCAACAACCGAGGCACCGGCTACTCGGTAAGTGACCTGTTGACGGCTACGCTAGCGGGCGGGGGCGCTAACTTTGAGTTAACGGTTGACTCCGTTCGGCAAGAGGTTTCACTGTGGCAAAATGAAATCGGCAAAGACCTCGTGCAGGGCACTCAGGTGCTGGCGATTGAGAGCTACTTCACAACCTCGGATTTAGGTGTGGTGGCCGGAGGTCCGGCGACTTACTCCCCCGTGGGTGAAAACCGCTGGACAAGAATCGAGCGCGTCGAGCCAAACTTTATTCAAACTGGTGACCTTGAGTTGTATGTCGTCGGACGACCCTATCCCGATCAGCCTGACAAAACCACGGGACCGTATACGTTTGCACCAGGCACGGGCAAAATCGATATGAAAGAGCAGCGCCGGCTGCTGCGTTTGAAATTCGTGAGCAACGTCGCAGGTGGCGACTATCAAGTCGGTAAGATCATCGTTGACGCTGATACGGGCGACGTCCGAGGGTACACCGTATGAGCGTAGCACTAATCTATGACCCGCGCTACCATACGTTTGATTCTTGGGCGGCGCTGATGTGTGAGCTGTACGCTGCGCAGCAGCTCCAAATCCCCACAACGGACTTGGATTGGAAGTCCTGGGCGGCAGGCCTAAAAGCCATTGACGTGTTCGCCAATGAGGCTATCCCCGAACCGTATCAGTTCGACGACTGGCAAGAGTGGGCCTCGGCAGTGGTCGGGGCCGTTAACCCGAGGACTAACTAAAATGGCTCTACCGGCATTACCGAGCGGCTGGGAAAACTACAATCCCTTGCAAAAAATCGACTGGTTTAACGCAAACCAAGTCGATGAAGGGACGCTTCGTAATTACGCCTCTCAAGCCGACATTGATTGGATGAAGAGCCAAGGTTATCAGGGTTCTTACGCACCGACAGAAACCGAAGCTGTCACGGGTGTTAAGCCCGGTGGGTTGGCTTCAGTTGTTCCGCAGCCTGTTTACACTCCTGAACCCGTGGTTGCTTCAACCGCGACACCTGCCAGCGGGGCACTTGCGTCCGCATCGACCGTAGATCCAAAAACCGATGTAGACGCGACTTACACAGAAGATCGTTATAACCCTAATGACCCTGCGTCAAAATACTACATAGCAGACCCTAACGCCGGTCAATATGTGTTTGACCCTATTACTGGCAAGCCCACCCTTGTTTCTAGCACTGGCGCAACTTCGGTTACGGGTGCAACAGGTAATGACACAGTTACAGGTGCTCTTTCAACAGCGACTGGACCCGTATTAGGCGCTGATCTGGCCGATCTTTCAAATGAAACCGAGGCGGTAACTGGTGTCAAACCGGGGGTTGATTTCAGAGCTAGTACCACAGCGGCTGAGGATTTCCTCATGGCTGCGGACCCTAACATCCAGCAAGCATTTTTCAAACCTGGCTCAAGTGATCGTTATAACGGAACATTTGTTGAGACTTTCAAAGTTGAGAACGGTAAGCTAACACCTATTCAAGCCACCCCCCAAGACATAGCATCGGGCAATGTGCTGTTCTATGTAGGGGGTGCGCCAGGTGGTGATTACGCAGGCCAGAATCGCGTCGCTCAAGCCTACATGATGAAAAACGGGCAGCTAACGCCCGTTGGCGAAGCCAAGCCTTACACCGTACCTAAAGAGACGCCATTTTTCAAAGAGTTTTTGATCGAAGGTGTTTTACCTATGCTGCTCGCAGCAGCGGGTGGCTCGGGAATAGCCGAAGCCTTAGGTGGCACCCTTTCAGGCGGTGCGCTTACAGGTGCAAGTGCGGCTTCCCTGGGTAGCGGAGCACTGAATTTTGGTGCTCAACTGCTACGCGGTCAGGACCCGCTTGATGCACTAAAAGGTTCGGTTCTAAGTTATGGTGCGGGGCAGATAGCCAATCAATTTTCAAACATGTTACCTGCAGAATTTTCGGCTGCCGGTAAAAATATTGTTTCTCAACTCATCACGACAGGAAAAATTAACCCAGTTGCCTTGGCAACAAGTGCCGGCATGGCCGCTGCGGGTGACCTTGTGGCGGCTGAAACGGGTCTTGATAAGAACACAGCAACATCGCTTTTGAACGCAGGTTACAGAGCTGTGCAGGGCGATTTAACGGGCGCAGCTACGTCACTTTTGCAGTCCGGTGTATTAGGCTCATTAGCCCAAGGCTCGACCTCGGATATGAGTCCGCAAGATCGTGCTGCATTTCTTGAGGCTAACGCTTCACCGCTTGGCGTGAGTGCGCTTAGTCCGATCGCCGCTGAAGATGAGCAGATCGCACTGCTGCAGCGTCAAAATGCTGCCAATCAAGCCCTATCAGATTACCTGGGGCCAGGTAATGACTTAAGCCGTGAAGGTCTTGTTAGTCAATTGAAAAACCTTGGCTTCACGGCAGATCAGGCCGAAGGTTTCGCACTACAAGCAGATCAGCGAATCAATATGCAGCGCGTTGGCGCTGACGTGATGAGCCGCTACTCAAAGATTGATCCTGAGTTCGGCACACCACAGCTTGATCGAAACACGGCTACACAAGAACTTGTGGCGGCTGGCTTCACATCAGATCGTGCTAATGAAATATTGAACGGTATTGATGCGCAAAATGCGATCAAGCTTGAAAACCGGCTAAGCGTTCAGTCTGCATATCAAAACTTTACGCAAGGCAAAGGCTCTGAAGATCAATTACGCAGCGCCTTGACCTCTGCTGGCTATAGCGACGCGCAGATCAACGAACTTGTCACTCGAGGCCGAGGTGTTCTTGAAGGCAGCAAATTAACCTCTGGTGAGCAAGCACAGGTTCGCGCTGAGAACCTGCCCGACATCAGGGGCGAGATTGCAGGCAAGAGCAATTTCAATGATGCCTATGCTTTAGCGCGGGATAAACTCGGTGCTGATGCCACGTTTACCTGGCAAGGTAAAACTTATAGCACTGCCACGGCAGCAGAAAGACCTGACCTATCAGGCACAACAAGCAAGCCATCCACTGAAGTCCCGTATGTTGCACCCAACGGTATGCATAACCGCGCAGCCTTTATTCAGGCCGGTGGAGGTACAAGCGATGCTGATTACGCCAAGTACGTTCAGGCAGTAAACGCGCTAATCAGCGAAGGCAAGTCAGGAACCCTTATCACGCCAGCATCAGTCAATAGTGCTGGCAAAGAGATGCCATCGACCACAGGCCCGGTCACAATGGAAAAGCCCAGGGTGGACTCAGTGCTTGGCAGTGTTGCTGCGCAAGGCGTAGCGAGCTTCGGAGCTAACTCAATCGCTGGCGCATTAAGCGCACTTGGCTTTACAGATGCGGGTAGGACAGTGCTTGATAAGGCCAATCAAATTGCTGCTGCCGCTACTGCAGCAGAAGGCGCTGACATCACGCAAGGTAAGAAGGACATCAATGCTGCCATCCAAAGAGTTGGCGAGTCCTCTGGAATCAAAGACTTTGCTACCAATATTGGTAACTTAGTATCAACGGCTTTTAATAATCCAAAAGCATTTGGCGCTACTGTCGGCAGTGAAGTTGTTGAAGAAGTATTGCAACTTGCCACACTTAAGTTTCCTGGCAGCTTCCTTGTCAAAGAGACCGTTGCCTCAGCCTTAGAAAATGGCGGTGCTGCTTACAACACGGAGTATGAGTCACAGATTGCCAAAGGCGCTTCCAAGGAAGATGCGCACCTAGCCGCCCAGAAAGCTGCCGGCACGGCTGCTGGCGTCACCGTAGCCCTGGCAGGCGGTGCTGCTGGCTTAGGCAAGGTGGCAGGCAAAGTCTTTGGCAGCCAGGCTGATGAGGCAGCAAGTGGCGTATCTCAAGTTGGCAAGACCACGCTGAAAGAGTCAGCGCAGGAAGTGCTCGAGGAAGGCAGCATTGCCGGGTCGATTGATTTGGCGTTGGGTAGGCCTGTCGATGCTGTAAACGCGCTCACAAACATGACGGGCGGTGCTTTGTATGGTGGCGTTACGGCAGGCTCTATGCAGGGCACGAGGCTTGATACGCTCGATCAGGCCGCATCAACATCGATTGGCTCAGGCGTTCAAGCCTCATTCAATGACACACTCGCTCAGACTGGCAACATCGTTCAGGCTTCAACTGGCTCGGTTACGACCGCAATAAATAATGGTCTCAATCCTGGCGCGGCGGTTTCAACAGTCATCAGCACAGCCGCTCAATCGGGCGTCGATATGTCAACTGCTATCGCTTCGTCAGTTGATGCCGGCCTTTCAACCGCTTTAAGCAGTGGCGCAGGTACTTCAGCAACCGTAAGCACAATTGTTGCCGGGTCGGTTACCGCATCACTTAATAACGGCGTTAATGTCACGACAGCTATTGATTCAACCGTTGGGTCTTCCGTTAAAACAGGCATTGCAACCGGGGCCGATGCCTCAACGGTGGTTACAAGCTCGGTCAGTTCAGCCGTATCAACAGCCTTAAATAATGGCGCGAGTGCTTCAACGGTGGTTACAGGTGCGGTTAATTCTGCGGTGACATCAGGACTTGCTGCTGGGGCTAACGCCTCGACCGTTATCGCGTCATCGGTAACTGCGGCCGTCTCGACAGCTACGCAAAGCGGTGCCAATTCGACGGCAGTTGTTACAGGCTCAACGAGCACGGCCGTATCAATCGCAATCGCAAGCGGCGTTGATGCAAGCACTGCTGTTAGCTCCGCTGTGACTGCAGCCACTAATGCAGGGGCTAACGCCTCGGTTGCTGCGGCTTCTTCGATTACGGCTGCGATCGCTGCTGGCACGGACACCAACACGGCTATCGCGGCAGCTACGGGTGCGAACTCAAACATCACGGCAAATAGCACAACAAACAACAATGTCACATCCACAACCGCAACGGATGCGACGACGGGTGTAACGAGTCAGACCGTGGTTGACAGTACCAACAATACGTCAACGACCATCACAACCAATAACAACGTCACTTCGCAAGTAACGACGGTTGGCAGCACGACCACTACGGTCACAAGCGATGTAAACACGGGCGTGACCACTCAAACGACGGTTGATGGCACTCGCTCAACAGATGTTACGGTTGACACCAACACGAATGTCACGACACAGGTCGTTACAGATACGAACACAAACACTAAAGTTACTGTAACGTGGAGTCCTGACGGAACGACCAAGGTGACGTATACGGACCCTGAAGGTCAGGAAACTGTTTTTGATGATATCGATGTTGGCGATCCTCCCAAGATTGATATTGTTGCGCCTCTTGAGCCTGTTAAACCTGCGGAACCAACCCCTAAGACTCCGCAGCCTAAAGTTTCTCAACCAAGCAGCACTTCAAGTGCCGTGATTCCGTCTGCGGGTGTCGTAGCGGCAGGTGTTGATTGGTTAGGCCCGCAGTTTTTGAAGTCTAAAGAGCGCGGCACTTACGTTGACCCGCTCGCTGAATTTCAAGCCTTGCAGCAACAAGCCGATCAACAGCAACTACTCAGTCAAATACAACCCGAACTAGCTAATGTTTTAACGGAGCGCGGTGCTATGCCCTACTACACCTATGGCCAAGAGCCCTCGATTGATGAAGTTCTGGGCTTGCCCGATCAAGAATCTTCAAGCTATAATGAATCGGATTACGTTCCGGTGTTCAAATCAGGCGGAAAAGTATCCCCGTTGAACATTCAAATGATGTACGCCAAAGGTGGGCACGCTCGTGAAGACTTCCGCGACGGTAAACATGTGGCTGGTCCCGGTGATGGGCAGTCGGATGATATTCCGGCGTGGCTCGCTGACGGGGAGTTCGTCTTCCCGGCGGATGTGGTCAGCGCCCTCGGAAACGGCTCAACAAAGGCCGGAACCGAAAAACTCTACGAGATGATGCATGAGATCAGAGGTCGTGCTCGCTCAAAACACCCGAAAGACCTGCCTCCGCCGGCGCACAAAAGCCCACTCGATTACCTGAAGAAAGGCAAATAACATGGCCGGATTATTTGAAGGTTCTGCTCCAGACCCCGTTGAACTAACTAAAACCTCGGCCGCAAAAGCGCCGGAGTATCTCACCAACTATCTCACCGCGCTGTCTCAAGCGGGAATGGGTGCGTTGGGTACGGCTACACCAGGCACTGGTAGCGGCGCTTCAACGTTTACACCGTTTACAAAAACAGATTTAGTAGCTGACCTTCCCGATTTTTATAAAACGCTCATGACTCCGAAGACTGACGCAAGTCTGCCGGGTCTTTCAGACCTGACGCGTTATCAGAGCGCGTTGGATCAAGCTCTTACGGCGGGGAAAGCAGCCTCTAAGAACATCGGACTCACGTATGACGCAGAGGGGAAACCCATTTTCTCAGACGAGCTACGATCGTTTTATGACCCATTTCAACAGCAAGTCATAGATGAAATGCAAAAGCAGTCTGACATCAACGTGCAGCGTAACGTGCTGCCCGCCCTCAAAGCGCTGGGGGTGAGCGGTATGGGCGGAGCGTTAGGGAGCAGTCGCACTGGAAACATTAGCGGTCAGGCACTTGCGGACATTGCGGCCAATCTTCAAGCGCAGCAGACCGCTGCTCGGTCGAAAGGTTTTCAAACCGCACTAGACGCTGCGCTCAAACAGCAAGGCCAATTAGCAACCGCCACGAGTGCTCTCTCAGGTTTAGGTTCTCAGGAGCAGGCGGCCGCAACTTCGGGGTTGAAGACTTTGAGTGACGTGGGGGCTGCTAAGTTGGCTTATGATCAGTCTAAGATAGAAGCACCGCTCAAGCGAGCTTTGAATGTGGCTGAGATTATGCGCGGTTACACCTACCCCACCAGCTCGACTGAAACCGCTGAAACGATTCCAACAACTTTCGCCCCCTCACCGTTGCAGCAGATCGCCGGACTTGGAACCTTAGTCGGAGCGGCGTTTCCGTCAGGTGGTCAAGGTATCGGTAACAAAATCATCAGTGGTGTTGAGAACATTTTCAGTGGTATAGGTAATAGCGGTTGGGGATCTTTAGGCCCTATCGGGGGAGGGGGTACAGAAACTGGTCTGATGGGTGATTTTGGGACATAAATTATGACTACTTCCAAAGGCGCTTTGCCCGTTTCTTACTACACCGAGACGCCCGGTGAAAAGAAAAGTCTTGAAGATTTTTTACGCATTCAAGAAGAGCTTGAGACAGCCCTAACTAACCGGCAGCAGTTGTTTGACCCGGTGCTGCTCGCGA